GGTGCAATGATGAAGGACAAGGAAGAAGAGGAAGAGGAAGCACAAGTTGACGAATCTACCCTTGAAGACCGTCTTGCATCAGTAGATGTTTCTGAAGATGTTTCTGCTCTTACACAGGGTGAAGAACTATCTGAAGAGTTCAAAGACAAAGCTGCTACAATTTTTGAAGCTGCTGTTAAATCTAAACTTCGTTCTGAAGTCGAAAGAATTGAGTCTGCAAAGACACAAGAAATCGCTGAAGAAATCAACCGTGTTCGTGACGAACTAACTGAAAAAGTTGACGCATACATGAACTATGTTGTAGAAGAGTGGATGAAAGAAAACGAAATCGCAGTTGAGCGTGGTCTCAAAGGCGAAATCGCTGAGGACTTCATCTCTGGACTTAAAGCTCTATTTGAAGAGCATTACATTGATGTTCCAGATGAGAAGTATGACATTCTAGGAACTCAGTCTGAAAAGATTGATGAACTTGAAGCAAAACTTAACGAACAGATTGAGAAGACTGCTGCTATTAAGAAGCAGAACGACCAACTAGTTCGTGAGAGTGTCTTCGCAGAGGTATCTTCTGACCTTGCTGATACAGAAGTAGAGAAGTTCAAATCTCTTGCTGAAGATGTAGATTTTACTGATGAAGAGTCTTTCAAGGTAAAATTGGACACGCTGAAGGAAGGTTACTTCCCGAAAGCAACTACTGTCGCTGAATCTGTAGACACTGAATCTGATGGTTCAGATGCCTTCGATACAACTGGTGCAATGGCCGCTTACATGGCTGCCATCAGCAAAAATGTAAAGCGAGCTAAAAACTAAGGTTTTTATAAATATTATTAGACAAAACTCAACAAGGAGAAACTAAAATGTTCCAAACAGAACATCTACAGGAAAAGTGGGCCCCAGTTCTTGAGCATAAAGATCTTCCAGAGATCAAAGACTCATATCGTAGAGCTGTGACTACTATTGTCCTAGAAAACCAAGAAAAGGCACTTCGTGAAGACCGTTCGTTCCTCGGCGAAGCTGCTCCAACTAACGCAACCGGCAGTGCTGTTGATAATTGGGATCCGATCCTAATTTCTCTAGTTCGCCGTTCTATGCCAAACCTTATCGCATATGATGTCGCTGGTGTTCAACCAATGACTGGCCCAACTGGACTAATCTTTGCGATGCGTTCACGCTATTCGTCACAGACTGGTGGAGAAACTTTCTACAACGAAGCAGATTCAGATTTCTCTGGAACTGGTGCTCAGGTAGGAACTAACCCTGCTGTCCTTAACGATGCAACTCCAGGCACTTACACTAACGGTGCTGGTATGTCAACCGCTGCTGCAGAAGCATTGGGTGACTCTGCTGGTAACTCTTTCGCAGAAATGGCGTTCTCAATTGAGAAGAACTCTGTTGAAGCAAAGTCTCGTGCCCTAAAAGCAGAATACACAATGGAACTTGCACAAGACCTTAAAGCAATTCATGGTCTTGACGCAGAAACAGAACTTGCTAACATCCTATCTGCTGAAATTCTTAACGAAATCAACAGAGAAGTTGTTCGCACAATCTACACTTCTGCTAAAGTCGGTGCTCAGAACGATACTGCAACTGCTGGTATCTTCGACATGGATGTTGACTCAAACGGACGCTGGAGCGTTGAGAAGTTCAAGGGTCTAATGTTCCAAGTTGAGAGAGAAGCAAATGTTATCGCTCAACAGACTCGTAGAGGTAAAGGTAATATCATCATCTGTTCGTCTGATGTTGCTTCTGCACTTCAGATGGCTGGACAGTTGGATACTTCGCCTGCTCTTAACAACAACCTAAATGTAGACGATGCTGGTAACACATTCGCTGGTGTTCTTAACGGACGCTACAAAGTCTACATCGACCCTTATTCTGCAAACGCAGCTGACAAGCAGTATTTCACTGTTGGTTACAAGGGAACTTCACCATATGACGCTGGTCTATTCTACTGCCCATATGTTCCACTACAGATGGTTCGTGCGGTTGGTGAAAACACATTCCAGCCTAAGATTGGCTTCAAGACTCGTTATGGTCTTACTGCTAATCCTTTTGCTGAAGGAACAACTGCCGGTGGTGGTGCTCTGACTGCAAATGCAAACACTTACTAC